CATTGAATAATAATTTATTCTCTTCAATCATTGTCTTTAAGTTTAAACATCCAACTTTTTTTACAGTTTTGGACATTTTTACTCCAAGTTGAGTTTTCTTTCCAGAAAATCCTTGCCCCACAATTTGACCAGCACGACCTCTCATTGAACACATAAGAATATTTTGGTATTCTAGATCATATTGAAGAATACTTGCTACTTGATCTCCAATATCATTCACTTCACATAAAATAAAAGCATTGTTATAACTTTTTGCTATTTCATAAATTATACTAGGAAATATCATTGGTTTAATTTCATTATTTCTATACTTTGCAACAATTACGTGTGGAAATATTGTAATATCTACTATTACAAATGCAGAATAATCATTTCCAACTCCTCTAGCAACGTCTACAGTGATAATATAATCGTGTTTATCTTCTGGGTCCAGATAAACATCTAAACCACCACTACGGGTCTTAGGATTATCATAGACAAAACTTCTAAGTTTACTTGGTGCAATCAGAGTATCAACAGAACCAAGAAATTCACATTCAAACTCAACCTTAAATTGTTGTTCACTAGTATTGGCAATTGTCTGTGCTTTCCAAACTTCGTCTCTGCCAGGAACTTCAGTCCAATGAACATCTGTTGGAATATATTCATTTTTTCCTCTTTCTGCATCGTGCCACATTCGGTAGAAGTGATTCATACCGTGAGGTGTGGATACAATAATTACCTTTGTTGATTTACCAGATGAAATTGTAGGATAAACAGAAGCAAAGAATTGATCTGCAATATGATTTGGAATGAACGCAAATTCATCCATAAAAATAATATTAAATGACATACCACGAACAGCAGATGCAGATGTTGATGCTGCAATAATTTTTGAACCATTCTCAAGCATCAAGCTTCCTTTATTCCAAGAAAGAATACCCTGTTGCATCCATTTGGGTAAGTTTTCATATGCAATTTGAAGACGCTCAAGAAGTTCTCTTGCAGTTGCTGCCTTGTTTGCAAGAATACCAATATTTACACTATCATTAAAAACTGCGTAATGTAAAAGATAAGAAACCACAGTTGTAGATTTACCTGTTTGACGAGGCATTTTACATATATTAAATCTATTATTATGAAAGTTTCTTATCAATTTTTTTTGAAATTCATACATATCAAAAGGAATTAATCCTCTATCAACGTTTACAATTTTTACATAATTTTCTGCGAAATATACTGGATCTTCTTTACATTTAATAAACTCAAGAATATTATCTTCTGTAAATTCAATATGAGTATTTGCTTTTTTTAAATTAGGATTACCTAAGTAAATATCATCTGCCATAATTTATCAACACTTCCAACGTCTTCTTGCTGCCAATCCTCTTTCCCCATCCCAACTTCTACTACGAGAACAGAAGTTTTTACGACGTTGTGCTGCTTTACTTCCTGGTTTCACATCACCAGTTACAGGTGCTTGAAGATGTGAACCAGTAGCACGATTATATTTATCCCTACCTTTTTTAGTAAGTCCACCACCTCTTTCCACTGAAAGTTTTTCACCTCTTCCAACCGATAATACTGGACCTTCTTCTTCAATAGTCTCTTCACCAATTGTTTTATTGTTCATTAAATAATTTTTTGACTTTTTATTGTCAACATAAATGAGTGGTTGGCCTGGAACAAATTCTGTAACCTTGTAAGATAATATTCTAGAATCAGGATAAACTTTTTGAATTTCATATTCAACATCCATTCTAGATGGAATACTTAACTGCGGAAAAAACATTTTTGTAATATAAGTTTTTCCTCTCCAATTTAATATTACAGAAATAATATTACCAGTTGTTGCAGGAAGACGAGTTGCTTCACTTACTTGTTGTTTAAATCCTTTGATTAGTTCTGGTTTGATTATATCAACAACTTCTGCAAATGTATTACCATTTGCATCTTCAATTGTCACATCTTCATTTTTGGTTTTATTTCCCCAATTTTTGGCACCAGATTTACGACATTTTACAAGTGCTCCTGATGCATATGCAGAAGGCCAAACTTTATACCTTGATTTGACTTTTTCTTTACATGCGTCTTCATTTACATACTCTTCTGTTGCAACATTTATTGCCTTACCTTTTCTATCAGGATTTGGATCTTCTCTTCTTTTTCTTCTTGCTGCACTATCCTCTTCCTCTGGGGACATTTCTGCTGACATTTTAGAACTACCACATTTTGGTTTAGTAGTTTGTCCTAGTTGTTTTGCACATGGTTTGCCTGCATATTTTCCACCTAATTGAACCCATCCGGGTTTTCCATCAGAAGATTTACTTTTTGTAAACCAATCATGAAGAGATGAATCTCCAGACTTTGATGCTTCTTCAATATCATTTAGAATATCTGCAACAATTCCTCTATGTTCTTTTAATTTTGGTAGAGCAACTGCTGCTGCCTTTTTCTTTTGAAGTGCCACTGCCTTATCTCCAAGTTGCTTTGCTGCATCTGGAGTTAATGCACCAGCACCTGATGACTTTTTAATTTCAAATCCAAGTGTTTTTGCTTCATTTGTCGGAACACAATTTGGAACCATTCTCTTTCCTTTCTTCTTTAAACCCTCTTGTTTATATCCAACCCAACATGCTTCATCAACTTCTGATTTTGGTTTTATGCCTTTCCTTTTCATATTAATTGCAATTGCTGCTTGTTGAGCGGGATTTGCTGCTTCTTCCATTTCTCCACTATCAATATAATCTGCTGCAGTATCAATATAATCTGCTGCTTTAGTGATTTTTGATTGTACCCACGCTTCCAAATTACCTTCACCTTTACTAATTTTTTTCTGAAGTCTCTTTATGGCATCCGCCATTGTAGAAAGTTCCGACCTTGCCATAGAATATTCGTGATCTTTTACTGAAAATTTATCCCAAGCCTTTTCTCCATAAGAACATTCTGATCTAGATTCTCTTTTGTCACAAAGAGAACAATATCTTTGCTCATCCATTTCTTCCTTTACATCCTTAAAATTTTTATGTTCTTTTTTTGCTGATGTTTCCATTTTTTTAAGTCTGGTATAGTAATCGGGAATTTCGTCTAAATGTTGCAAAGCAATATTTTTTGCTAAGTTATTATCTCCAGTATGTTCGTGCTCAATAGGAATTCCCATCTTGAGTTGATTTTCTATAAAAGAAACTTCTAGACGATGTTTTTTTGCAATCTCATTTACAGTTTTTGATGATTTTACTGAAGGACATTTTTTCTTTCCGTGTATTGGACAAACAGATCCTTTATCAGTATGATTGCAATTCATTTTTATCCAGTATTCTTATATATTTATTTTTAAGAATTTTTGTCTTCAATTAATTTTGATTTTAATAATTTTGATAATTCTGCAGTGGATCCAACAAATAGTGCATTTGTGACATTTGTGGGTCCTCTTACTTGTTTAATTTCATCAATATCTTTTAATTTTTTCTGTAGTTCCATTAATTTGTCAGTAGCATCCGCTACATTTTTAATTAATTGACCTGCAACTTCATATGCTCTTGGCATTTCACTCTCTTGTGCAAGTTCAAGAATGCCATTAATTGCCTCTTGACCCTTTTCAATTAAAGAATACAAATTTCCTCTTGTGTATTCATAATCCTTTTTTATATCATCAACAGATGATGATATTTTTTCTATTTTTTCTTCATTGGTTTCAATTTCTTTGGATACAGTTTCCCCAGAAATATCAAATGCATCATTTAATTTATCAAATTTTTTTGCCATTTTTTATATAGTATTTCCAAAAAATCCAAAATTATCACCATCTTGAATTAATAAATTGTCTGAAGAAGTAATAGATTTAATTTCTGCTCCAGATACGTGGGAAATTGCTTTTGTAGAATCTCTTCCTCTTTCAACTGTAAGAGTGCTGTCATCTTTTGATTTTACATAAATTTCTTCACCTTCAATATCAATATAAGTATTTGGTAAAATTGAAGATGCATTATTAACAGTTATTAATGTATCTGTGGGAGTAATATCATATGAAAGATTTGTAACAACAATTCCAGTATAATTTTTAAGTGCTCTTGGTTCTACAGAATAACTAAGTTCTCTACTTGCAGAGGAACCTGCATCACCGGCAACAAATCCAACAGATATTTTCTTGACAACATCTTTGGTAACTGATGAAGTTGGTCCAAACAAATATGTTTTAGCTAAAAATTTTAAACTATAAAGTAATACTCTTCTTTTATCAAAATCTCCTTCATACTCATCTTGCATACTAATTCCTTCAAATATGATAGGAATATCTTTTTTCTCTTTTATTTCTTTAACCAATTCAATAGTTAAATTATATGATGGTTGAAAATATGGTAAAATCTGCTCTACAATTTGAAGCATATCATCATTTAATTTTGTCATAATATTCAATTCAAAATTCATATTATATGGAACTGGCATATATGTTTTTTGAATATTATTTCCATCTGGTGATGTAAAAGTTTGAGTTGATGTAACTTTTCGTGACCCATCATATGACAAACCGGTAAATTCAAATGACATTCTTGGTAATGTCATTTGAATGGGTTTATTTAAATCTGGAGACTGTTCTAATCTTGCTAAAAACTTTTGTGTTGGTCCATAAGCAAGAGGAACTTTTATAACACTAACAACATTATTATCATTATCAAAATGTTTAATAGTAATATTATTGAATAATGTTCCAAATCCTATAATAGTTTTTCTTAGAATTTCGTGGTAAAAATATCCAAACATACTAATAAAGTGTAATTATATTAACTATTTAACATTTTTTTATAATTACACCAAACCAAAAGGATTGCGTTCACTGAAATCCAGTATATTATTTGCTTCATTTTGAATATCTGTATTATCAGAATATCCAGTATCAGATCCATTTGTATCAATTATTCTTATTTTGAATGATGCAGAAGAAGAAGAACCAACTACAGTTTCTCCAGCAGTAAATTCACCAGAAACGTTTGATATATTTAGTTTATTGGTAGTATAATCCCAATTTCTTACTCTCGCTGTTGTTCCACTATCAGATCCTACTATAACTTCATTGAACAAGAAAGTTCCAATACCACCAACAGGTGGTGGTGATATGCTTATTGCAGTTCCAGTATATCCAAAACCACCATCTTTGATACGAATAGATGTAATAGTACCAGAAGAGCTAACAATTGCTTCTGCAGATGCTGGAGATAAATTAAATCCATTAAATGAAACTGTTGGTGGATTTACATATCCAGATCCTCCATTAGTAACGGTAATTATTCCAACTACTCCATTGTTTATTATAGCAGTAGCATATGCTCCAGAACCTCCTCCACCAATAAATGCAACTTTTGGAGCAACTGTATATCCATATCCAGAATTTATTATTTCTACGCTCTGTACTGATTTTGATACTGAATTTACATTTTGATTGCATACAACAATACCATCAATCATTTTTGCTATAGCAATTCCAGTTTTACCTCCTGATGGTGCAGAAGAAATTGCTACTCTTGGAATACTAGTATATCCACCTCCTCTATTTGAAACGATAATTGAACGTATTCCTCCATTTACAATATTACCTATTGCATAAGCAGTTGATGATGATCCTACTAAAGTTAAAGTTTGTGTTGGTCCAAATTGTTCCGGAATACTTCTTGGATCTTTTAAATTTTGATCAATCTGATCAATAGTTGTATCAATAATCTCATCTTCATATCTAAATAACTCACATTTTAATGTATAAACATAAGTTTTTCTTAATTGATAAAATGGTTGTTCGTGCTCTACAAATTTAATCTCAAATAAACGATTTCCTAGTGGAAAAAATATTAAATCACCTTCTTTTGGTCTGGTTGCTAATTTTGTATCTTCTTGGTCTTGTATCAATGGTGTAATATAGTTTTCAAAACGTTCTTTTGAAATTGTAATTCTTAATTCATTTAGTGCCTGTATACCAAATTTTGAAAGTATGGTTGTATTGTCACCATATCCCTCATAATTTTCAATATAAGCTTCAATTGGAAAATTAATATCAAATGTTGATTGAATAACTTCTTTTATAATTGTTTTTTCAGTTACATATTTTCTAGGCAAATAATATACATCAACACCATACATTCTCAATTGTTCATTGATTAAATCTTGAACGAGACCTTGCTCTGTTTCGGACCCTTGAAGAAAAAATGGATTTAACATTATCCTATCATATCAAAGGGTGGAAGTTCATATGTGCTTGACATTTTTTCCATTATAATATCAATTTCTCTTTGTGCATCATCGTACATTTGTCTTCCGTTAAGTTCCACTCCTCCAGGAAGTTTTACTCCTTGAAATTTAATTAGATTTTGTCCCCACTGCTTTTTGATTAAAGAAGTTAAATATGGTTTTAAGAATGAATCATTCCATATTCTACTGTAATCATTTGGATTTAATGTACTATAACAATCTATAATTAAATAATTTCCAACAGTAACAGCTCCCCAATCAATATCCAAATATAATCTATCTTGTCTTTTATTAAATCTAATTTGTTTTTGAGTTGTTAATAACCAATCAAGATCTTCAAGATATGTTTTGACCATTGCATAACTCAAAAGTTCTGTAGTTCCCCAATAGTAAATATCATTTAAAAATAATTGATATTTGACACTAAACATATTGTGAGTAATTGTATTTGACCCATCATAATGAAAAATTTTAGTTACACCAATAACTGATGGTGGGATTTCCAAATAATTACTATTTTCTGTATAATTAAATGTATTTGCTACTCCAACAATATTTGTTGTAACTGAAGTTGTTGTTAACCCAACGACAGAATTGTTTCCTGGGGCTCTTCCTCTATCAATATCTTTTTGGGTTATCTTATATTTAAAATATGTTTGATAAACTCCATCAAAATGACGCTCTTGGAACAATTGGATTGCATCATCTACAAGATCATCAATCTGCTCATCAGCAACATTAATTTCAAGCACTGGAGCACCCAATTTTCTTTTACAATAATCTATCAATTCTTGTCTAGTAGTTGGTTGCGCCATTTATTGTTATCCGTTAAAAATATTTATGATTATAAACTTGCTAATTTTGAAACTACCTCTTGTTGCTTTAAATAAAGTTTATAGTAACATTTTGCAATGTTTTTAATATTTTCAATATCATATATGTTATCTATTTCAGAACAAACTTTAAAGTATTCAAAACTTTTTGTTAGATTTTCAAGTTGAATTTCATCAGGATTCATTGACTAAACTCCTAAGTAAAGATTTTATTTCATCAAGATCATTTTTTATAATAGCAACATCAGACTCAAGATTCTGTATTTTTTGATTCTTTTCACTTTTTGAATCTCTTCTTGTAATGTATTCTTGATATTCTGACATATTAACATTTACAATAGAATTTGTATTTGGATCTCTCATTAAATCTGAATGTCCCTCTACTTTCAAATAGTTCATATTATGCAAGTGCAATTACTTTCAAGTCCTTCATTCTAGGAACATACACTTGATTAGTTGATGTCATAATAATTTTAATTCTGTATGATCTAAATGATTGTAAATTACCTGAGGTAAATACATATTCTTTATATTCAATATCTGAAGGAGAAAATCCAATAGAAGTTGTTGGAGAAATAAAGTTATCAGAACTACCATCACTATTCTCAAAATTTATAATTTGTTTTTGTGTATTTAAATTATTATACCCAGGAAAAGGTGTAAATATTGGATTGAAGTTTTGTGAAGAACTTACTGCATAAAATGCACGAATATCACAATATGAATTTACGTGAGCATTTAATATTATCTTTATAGCCGAAGCTGAATTTTTTACAGTAATTTCTTTAGAATTATA